ATTTACCAACTCTATTTGCAGACACTGCCCGACCGCAACTTCCGTCGTCAGTACTTGAAGCGCCAAGGTAAAGCTGGTTTCTCCGGCGACATCCAACGCAACTTCATCAACACCGGCACAAACACAGCTAACCAGCTATCGCGTATCAAGTACGGCCCAACGATCATGAGCCAGATCGAACGTGCAGAAAACGTTTTACAAGGCAACCCAGATAAAGCCCGCCTCGGCGAGCTGGTTTCAGAGATGCGTATTCGTGCCGAGCAGCAAGCTCGTCCTGATCCAGAGAACGGTGGTTTGTTTTATCTGTCTAACTTAGCCAACACTTCCGCATTTTTGTGGATGATGACCTCGGTTAAAACTATGGCCGCGCAGTTCACGTCTATCCCTATCTTCGTAGTCCCTGTGTTGGCGTCTAAGCACGGCACCGCTAAAACTGCTGCGGCGTTGGGCAAATCATTGAACGTGTTTAACGGTGTCGGCATCGTGGACAAGAACGGTAACTACACTGCACCAAGCATGGAAAACTTGAAAGGCTTAACCGCTGACGAGAAGGCCGCTGCGCAGTACATGAAAGACCGTGGGCTGAGCGACAACACAATGGCCTATGACTTAGGCAACCGACGCGATATTTCTACTGCGGCCTACAACAACAAGGCACGCGCTATGGTGCGCCAAGTTGCTAACGCAATGACGGCTATGTTCCACCACTCAGAGCGTTTGATCCGTGAAGTGACGTTCATGACTTCGTATCGTCTGAACCGAGATTCAGGCAAAACCCATGAGCAGGCACTGCGTCTGGCTGAAGCTGAGTCACACGAAGCGTTGAACAACTACCATGCCTCCAACCGCCCACGCGGTATTCTGGCTAACAAAGAACGTGAAGTTATGCTTGATGCGCATAAGCCTCTTGGCCGTGCAGTGCTTCAGTTCAAGATGTACCCAGCGTTTGTGACTACTTACTTTGTGCGCAACTTCTACCGGGCCACCGAACGTCTAGATTCTGATATCCGCCGACAAGCGCGTATCCAGTTGGTCGGCTCTTTGATGAAGTCGTTCAGCTTGGCGGGCTACGTAGGTATTTTCGGCGTAAGCTTCGCTATGGGTATTCTGCAAGGTCTATTAAACGGACTGCGCGGAGAAGACGACGATGATGAGTTGGAAAAGCGCAATCTTGAGTTCTGGTTCCGCAACAAGTGGATGCCTGAGACGTTTGGTAACGTCAAGATTGGCGGCAAAGGACTCGATGAGTTGCTCGACCGTGGTGCAATCGCTGCGCTTACCGGCTACGACATTACAAGCAGCTTATCAATGAATAACATGTGGTTCCCTGAACAGAAGGAACAGCCCACCGCCGTCGGCGAAATGCAGAGTTGGTTGTTGTCGTTGATGGGTCCCGGCGCATCTCTTGCCACTCAGCAAGTGCCCAAAGCTATTGACTACTTTAACCAAGGTAAGGTCATGCAGGGTATGGAGCAGCTGTCACCCGCACTGTTCCGTGGCAGTTTGACTGCCTATCGCTATGGCCAAGAGGGGGCGACTACTTCGTCTGGCGCAGTGATTAAAGAACCCAACGAGTTCACAATGGGGCAGTTGTTGGCGCAAAGCGCTGGCTTCGTAACCGATGGGCTTCAAGCAAAACGCGAAGCTATCTTTGTGCTGCAAGGTGAGATTCTGAAAGTCAAACAAGAGCGCACCAAGCTGCTCGACCGACTTGATCTGGAGATCACTAAGGGCTCTGACGACGACGTGGAAAAAGCGTTCGAGAAAGTGTTCAAGTTCAACTCACGCAACCCAATGGACGCGATTGACAACGACAACATCAAACAGTCTTTGAAAAAGCAAATGGAACGCCGACTCAAATCTGAACGTGGGTTCCCCATCGACAAGAAGTACTACCCCTTTGTCATGGACCTGCTTGAGCCCAGCACAACGAAAATTGATCGAGAAACTGCGAAATAAAAAAGCCCCGCTCAAGGCGGGGCTAACCAAGGAGATGGCAACTAACATTGTTAGTCTACGTCAGGTTCTCCAGACGCGCAACCCTTTGATGCCTTCTTCTATGGTTACTTTCGTAACCACATCAATTTTCAATCTCTTGGTAATCTGCGCAATTGTTTTACGGGCTTCCTTGTGGTCTACGCAGGGCACAAAAAAGCTGTGCCCCACACGGAACTTCCCCCAGTTAAGCCGGTACGTTATCGTCTCGATCCGCATTGGTTATCGCGTCCAGTGGCACGAGGGTGTCAAAACTCTTCATGTTGAAGTGCAGTGCGCGGACAGGTGGTGAATCCATCTTCATGCCCTTAGACATACGCTTGACAATTGTGTCAATGAACACACCCTCTCCCTTGAGCTGCTTGAGTGCGTCACGATAGTGAATTTGAAACTTTACGCAGTAGTCTTTGAACGCCTTGGCCGAGATAAACAAGTCCCCCGTGTCGGGTTCAAAGCGCAAGAGCAACTCCCCCCTCGGCTCGGCTGTCGGCATAGCCCCCAGCTTTGTTCGTGCATCCACTGTGCCGTTCACCACCAACGTGTTTTGTATGTGGGAGTTCATAAAGTCGCCCAGCATTACGGTCGGGTCTGACGCGGGCGGGGTTACTTCTTCGCGCATATTGGCAAGCATACCGAGCAGCCACTTGTAGATAGCCTTCATGTCGTAGTTGTGCAGGCCGAGCTCTTGAGCGATCAAACCACCAGCAATATTGATAGCAGCAGCAGCCGACCAGAAACGCTCTCGTGCGGTAAATTTAACTTCCTTGTCGATACGGGCTTGGATGCTACGGACTAAGCTGATAGCCTCTTCCAAGTTGTTCACGAGCCATTCAGCATAAATGTCTCCGGCATGGCCGTAGTTCTCAAGCATCTGATGGTCAAACATGCGCTTGCCTTCTTCGACGCTGATGATCGTTGTCGGCTCAATCTTGTACTCAAGCAGACGCATAGATTCGCCGTCGGGGGAGTTCTTTGCAGCGCCAAGTTTTTCGTAAAAGCTGGCGTTTGATGAGGCCAGAGTCATGTTGTTCCACTTGGTATGGTTTACACGGAGCTCGTTGGTCTGAGACTTAGCGCGGTCCTTGCCCCTACCCTGAGAGATGCTGTAAGCCAAGTCAGAGAACTCCATCGGGCTGGTGTTCGTGATCTCGTCGATGGTATTGGGCAGGTTGTTGTGCACACCTAGACGCATCATCTTTGCATTGAGTGTGTCCTTCCACATAGACGACAACTCTTTAGGGTGCCCCCATACACTATTGCACATAAACAACGCTGTCGATTTACCCGAGCCTGACGTCTTATGGATGACGTTAATGATTGCGCCGCTCAAGCCTGTGAACTTCAACAGCGGTGAACCAAACGCAGTAAGCGCAGCAAACGCATGGGGCTCAAGGCCGGGCCGTGCGTACATGTTAAACACTTCCTTCCACTTCTCAAACGAGCCAGTCGGCACCATCTTCTCAGCGAACGCTCGGGTAATAGCGGATGGTGGGCTGTAAAACACCCCGTCTTTTGTAATCTCTCGGTCGCCGACAATGAACTTGCTGTCGTTGTCTACCCATCCAAATTGTGTTCTCATAACTTCTGCCTTCCTCACATACTGTAAATTTTTCATAGATGCCACGACGAAGATCGCCAGTAGCTCATGTTGTTTTTGTGTTGCCATCACACCGTGGTGCGATAGTTGTTTGCGTAGCTCATCCTTTGCTGAAATCGCCGTAGCGGGAACCGAAAATTCTTTTACCCCATCGTGCGGTAGGTGCAGTCGGAACAGAGCTACTTCGCCGAGCTCAGGGTCTTTCATACGCTTGACCACGTACAGGTCATGCTCATACACCAGCGTGGCTTTGTCTTCGTCACTTTCCCCCTTGCGCCAGATGCCGCCATCTTTGCCACGGAAGAAAGGAAATGGGTACTCGGGAATACGGTAGCTTATGACTTCCTCTTCCTCCGTCGCTTCTTTCTCAACGACATACTCGCCGTCTTCAACTTCGGCTTGGGCGATCTCCATACCAAGCACGATTGGGGATTTGATCTTGCCCTTGTGCGGGCACCCCACGCACCCAGTTGGATTTAGCTTTTCAAAAGTCAAGCAATGGTGGGGGCCACCGTTTGCAACCAAGTCGGCTAACTTCCTATCTACCTCAACGGGGTTGTAGTTGGGGTATTGGTTGGACATCATGTGCCCAGCTTTGTCCTTGTCCACGCAAAATGCAGCAATGGATAAGGCGGAACGCCACAGGGGTTCTTCAATCGAATCTTGGTTTTGAAAGCAATGGTTTAGCTGGGCGCAACCGTTCTCTGCCTTCATCATGATGTTCTTAAACCGCTTCACCTTGTTGCCCATCAAGGCTTCCATCATTGGGCTAATGGACGGTAAGAAATCTGGTTTGTCGTCAACTGGGTCGGCGGAGCCGAGTAGCTGTTTCCATTGTGCGCACGTCAGGGTTTGTGTGTTCTTGTTAAGAACAGTGACTTCCATCGGTTCGTCTTGTTTGAAATTAAATGTACCGGGGATGCGCAGTACCCGCGCTGCTTCAAATACGGAGGAATCCACAATGATGCCGTGCTCAACACACAGTTCACGTAGACGGTTTGCAAGGGGGAGCCAGTCGCGGCGCTCAATAGTTTCTTCAATCAACCAATAGGCGTGAACGCCATAACCTGAGCTGACCATAATTGGGCGGGGCATACCTGCGGCAATGCAGAACTTCTTTAGTTCATCCAAGCCAATTTGCTGCGTGAGATACCCTTGAATGACACCCTTGTCGTTGGGCACGCCCTTGGTTGGGCCGCAGTCAATATCCATCCACAATGCTCGGAAGTAAGTGGCGTTATCTGCTGTGCGTTTGTTTAAGGGGCCGTACTTAGCGCACCCAAAATACACATCAAACTTGTTGTCCACCAACGTCTTAGCTTGCGCCTCTGCTTCTTCTCTCGTATCGAAAAACTTTTGATCTGGGTACCGCCCTAGCCCAAGCACGCAATACCGGCCATCAGCGGGCAGTACGGTGTCGAGAAGGTCGAAGTTAGCCATGTTGATTTTCTTTTAGGGACGGCAAAGCTGGGGGCCGAAGCCCCCGTCAGTGCACGGATTTACTTTTTTGCCTTGAGGCGCGGGAGCAGACGCTCTATCTTTTCGCCGTGGTGTCGGCTGGGAACCGAAGTACCCCAGAACCAGTTGTAGATAGTCGCCCGACTTACATCAAGGCGACCAGCTATCTCACTCACAGGAATATTGAGTTGGATGCAAGCACGGCCAAGGACAACACCCCATGACTTGTCATCAGCCTTTTTGTTGGCTTCAACAAGTTGGTAGCTATATCCGTAGCTCATCGCTTACTCCTCGTCAGACCAAGCCTTGACCACGTCGTCCAAACCCTTTTTGGGAGTTGGAGTAGGGGTAGCAGCTTTAGTGCTTTCGCGTTTGACTGGCTCGGCAACATCCTCGATCACAGGTGCTTTAGGAGCAGGTGCAGCCAATGCAGGAGCACGGCCAGCCATATCCGCTTGATACGGAGTCATCGTCACCATCTTCTGGACTTCGGGCTTCTTAGCCACTTCGCTTGTCACTGCGTACTCTTGCTTGGTAATAAAACGAGTAGGCGTGAACAGAATAGATTGGTTGTCGTTCTCTTCGTTGAAGCTCAACTGGGTAACAACGTAGTCCAAGCTCTTGCCGTTGTTGGCCAAGTATTTGGTGTAGCTCTCGAATGGGTGTGTGTTGTCGCCGACGCTCTCACCAAACAAAGACTTAGATGCCAAGTTCAATTGATAGACTTCGCCTTGCATAGACGTACCAAAATCCTCCACCAAGTTCACAGCAATACGGCGGCTGTAACGGCAAGCCTTAGAAGTACCTTGACCTGAACCTTTGATGTTCTGAGCGCAGGTATCGCAGCGGCTAGCTTGAGGGGATTTAGAACTCGTATCAGGAGCATTGCCATCGTTAGAGAAGCAGTCAGGTGCGGAAGGTTCGCTGTCGGGTGTCCACTGCTTCGCGTAGAAGACGCGGCCAACTTTGGGGGATGCGTTGACAATAACTACGTCAAGGTTGCCCTTGATCTTGCCCATCTCTTCGCCGCCGACCATCTTGCGGAAGATACCGTTTTTAGGCACGATGCGTTTAGCACCGGTCTTGCCAGCGAGTTGTCGGGTAAGGTCACTGACACCAACGGTTTGCAGGAAGTCAGGCAGGGCTTGGTTCAAAAGTGCGAGGTTACTCATTTGGTTTCTCCGGTTATTTAGCACGTCGGACTACGACGGTGTATTCATTTTCAACGTTCAGGCCCATCGGCATAACGTCAGGGTTCTCGTTGAGGAAATCCTTCATATTGGTTTGATGCAGACGTTTCTCCAGTAGGCCGAAGGCGTCATGCTCCTTAATGAAGTTGTACATAGAGTCCCAATCGCCAGTCCAGTACTTTGACTTGACTGAACGAATGATTGTTCCATGTGGGGTCTTGATGCTGTCGGCACCAATTTGTTTGCACGAGTCGAGCATTTGCTCGGCCAGCATTTTTTGTTGCTCTTCGAGGTCTTTGTCAACGTTATCAAACTCTCGTTTGTTGTCGGCACGTTTGTCTCGAATCTTCAAGTAGATCGCTGTAAGCTGATCTAGGTCTGGCCTTTCGGCTACTTCATTTTCTTCGCTCATCTAACACTCCGTTGGTTGAAAGAAAACCGACTATACCATAACTTTAGACATTGTCAACAGTGTCCGAAGAAATTTCTTGTCGATACAAATCAATGATTTGTTGGTGGTTGGATACGTTCCCCCGAAGCATCGAGTAAACCCGACGTTCAGTTTGACTCCCACAGATGTGCACGATGGTCATTGGGTTGACCTGACCGGGTCGGTCAATACGTGCGTTAGCCTGAAGATAAGTCTCCACGCTGGTACAGGGAGCGTACCAAATAATTGTGTCGGCTGCGGTAAGGGTAAGCCCGTGGGATGCAGCTTGCGGTTGGATGATAAGCACCTTCGTAGTCGGCTGAGTTTGAAAGTCAGTAACAATTTGGGTGCGGCGGTTCACAGGTACTGCGCCGTTAATCACGTCACACGTGATGTTGTTTTTCTGCAAATGGTTTTTGAGCATCTCGATGGTGTGCGTGAACGGAACAAACACAAGCACCTTGTTGCTGCACTCGTCGATGACTTCCTGCACCACGTTCATACGGTTGGACACGTCGAACTCCAGTACCTCGTGGTTGTCGGTGTACACCGAGCCACAAGAAATTTGAAGTAGCTTGCTCATCTTCGTCGCGGCGTTCACTGCGGAGACCTCTTCGCCCGCTGCTTCCAGCAACATCTCCTTCTTGAGAATGGCGTAGTACTTGGCTTGCTGCGGGGTCAACGGTGCGTCACGGTCAATGAAAGTCACAGCGGGTAGGTCAAGGCAGTCCTTTTTCTCGAAACGAATCGCTGGTTGAAGAATACTATGAACCGTGTGCTTGGCAGTCGGCTTCGGAATCCACTTGAACTTTGTGAGCTGCTCCATCACCATGTCACGGTACTGGCCGTGAAACATAGGCACGCCCTTGGGGTTAATCAACTTGGCCAGACCATACGCATCTAGCGGGGATTGCGCCGCTGGTGTACCCGTCAACATCCACAAGCCTTTGACAACTTTGTTAATGTCACGCAGGGTCTTCCAACGAGTTGTCTGTGCGTTCTTATACGCAGAGGCTTCGTCTACAACGATGAGATCAAACCCCCCGTTGATGATGTCGTCCTTCACAATCTCAACGCCATCAAAGTTAATGATGACAAACTCGGCACCGGATGCAATGATTTCTTTGCGCTTAGCGCGACTACCGTGAGCTACTGCTACTGTGCGATGAATAGCGAACTTAAACAAATCTTGTTGCCATGCCGACTTCATGATCGACAAAGGACAAATCACTAACACTCTCTTCACTATACTTCGCTGCATCAAATAGTCCACCGCCCAAATCACCGACGCTGTCTTACCCGTACCTTGTTCGTTGAAGCAAAAAGCCTTGCGGTTGGTAGTTAGGAATTGCGCTGTTTCTTTTTGGTGGTTGAATGGCTCGAACCCATGAGGACGAGGCCACTCGTAGTTATCTAAGCTCATTTTTGCTTCTTGGGTTTGTTTACTTTTACCGTATGGTCAGAGTTGCGGCTGAACGAACGATTGGCGCTGGGGGTTTTTAGTTTCAAGTTGCTCGGTGCATTGGTGCCGCCCTTGCTCAATGGCACGGTGTGGTCAATGTCTTTGCCTGTGCGGTCGATGCCTTTTTTGTCCATCTCGTTACGGGCACGTTGGCGCTCCATACGGGCTGGCAGTTCGCCTCGCTCGACTTGCTGGGCGTATTCTTTTTTATAGGGACGGGGTTTGTTCACGTAGGGCATCTTGTTTGCTCATTAAGTGGTGGGTGTTAAGGGATTCGTTGGTCAAGCCGAACTCCTCGGGGGTTGATTCCCAAAGCGGCCTGCGCCCCTCATTTTCGACGACTCGAAGTGTTTTGCCAACTGAGATGCTGACTTCCATGAGCATGGAGTCTTTTTGCTCCAGAAAAATCTTCTTGACCTCTTTACGGACTATCTCATAGGCAACTTGTTGCACCACTTCTTTCACTCGGCGCTTCAGCTCGTTCTCAAGAATCAGGGCTGTGTCGGTCTCTTGGTTTGTCATTTCGTTCATCATTAACTCCTGTTATGTTCACATTGATGCACTGCACAAAACTTGCACAGCGGCCCGCTGACTGCGTTCCACACACCGTTCTTTAATGCTGCTTCAATACGAGCAACATCTCTGCTCGGCTGCTCCATGTACTTGGCAACCATCTCGGCATGGTGCGTAGTTTTTACAAACTCCTTGCTCACTACGAACAGCAACGCCGACTTGATCTTTTTAATCTTGGGGTACTTCTTGAAGATGGCCGTGGCCACCAAGTCCAACTGCTTCACGTCGGCGTAACGGGCACTCTTGCTGGTCTTGTAGTCAACCGACCACGCCAACTCATTATCCTCATCCAAAATGACCAAGTCGGCAATACCCCGCCACCATGCCTCGGGTGCGTCAAACGCGCATGGCTCAAGGTCTTTGGTCAGGCCGAGTTCTTCTTCACACAACTTAATCCCGGGGATAGCAACTAGAGCATCCAGCGTATCCTTAAGGTATCCGAACGCAGGGGGGATCGGCGTCCCATCCTTGATGTACTCCTCGGCCACAGTGTGCGCCGACTTCCCATACAGCGTAGCCGTGGTGTCGGGTTCCTTCACATCCTTGGCTATCTTGGTGTGGTAGTACTTCTTCGGGCATTGCTGGAATGTCTTCAGGCTACTGAAAGACCATTTGATTGGTTGCGTCATTTAACAATCTCCATAGCTCTCTCCGTATCCTGATTCACAGTTCAAGGGCAACTCCATGCCCCACTTGGGTCGGATGCGCATACACATCTCAACGTATTCCTGCGCAGTCTTAACCTCCTCGGTCTTGACGATACAAGCCACAGCATCATGCACGGTCATTACGACGTGGTACTTCTTGGCAATCATCAACATCTGGTCACCAATAATGATACGGGCTAGGGCTTGGCACACGTTCTCGATTAGCTTGCCGCCGTAGATGCGGTTGGGGATAACGGCTCGGCCCTTCTTGGTATCGTACACAACTTCGGTCTTGCCCTCTTCCTCGTTGGTGATCTTGCGAATGTTGGGGTAGCGGATATACAAGCCGTTGGGAAGTTTGATGCCACCTTCGCCTTCAACCTTCAGAACACCGTCACGGCCTAACATTGTTAGCTGTCCGCGCAACATAGCGTCTATCGCTGTACCCGCCGACTTCCACAACGCGGTTATCTTTGGGTAAGTTTCCCGATACGTGTCAATAATGCGCTTCGCTTCTTCAAGTGATACCGCCACTCCGAAATTTTTAAGTTGAGCTTGGAACTTCGCCGCGCCCATCCCATACCCAGCCCCAAGGATAGTTGTCTTGCCCACGAAACGCTCGTCCTTTGTGATCTCTTCCATCGCCTTGCCATAGATAGCCGATGCCATGATTTTGTATACATCTTCGCCCCTATCAAATGCTTCAACTAAGTCGTCTTGCCCAGCTAGCCATGCCAGCGTACGGGCTTCAATTTGCGATGAGTCTGAGTCGATCATCATGTATCCCGCAGGTGCGAGGATGGCCTTCTTCAACGTGGAGTTACGCGGGAGGTTTTGCAGATTAAGTTTGTCATCGCCCCCCCATCGCCCAGTATGAGCGGCGTAGTAGCGGAGGGGAACTGGCATTGGACCTCGCCGAGCAATCCCAATAAAACGTTCAGTTCTCGACTCTTCAATCGTAGACTTCGTACCCAGCCGTGCGGCGACCAATGCTTGTACCGCTGTATTTGGGTGTTCGAGAAGTTCCTTGAACGCTTCATCCGTCTTTGCGAAGGCATAAGTCTCCTTGCCCGTAGCGGGACTTTTCTTCATCGGTGGCTCAACGCCGAAGGCTTCAAGCAATTTAGCGAACTGCGGGTTACTCATTAACGTGTCTTTGTCGAAGTTCTCCAGCAGCTCCAGCTTGCGTTGACGCTCTTTGTGTAGGTGCACGTTCAGCATCCCCTCATCCAGTTGTAAGGCTGGCTCGGTGAACATACGGATGGTCAGGTCAATCAGACGCAACTCAGTCGGCGGGAACCCTTGGCTCATGCAGTTAAACAAGTCCCACGTCAGGCGCACGTCGTTCTTACAGTACTCTCCATACTGAGCTAGCTGTTGTTGAGGGAAGTCAGCTCGGCGTAAGCCCTTCGCATCGTTGACCTCCGTGCCCTTCTCACCGATGCCATAGAACTCAGCGAGCACCTTTAAACTCCCGCCTACGTTCGTACCGTGAAGCGCTCGGCCCATCGACAAAGTATCCAGCCACCCCTTCGGTTTGATTTGGAAATGCTCAGACAGAATGAACCCGTCGAACATGGCGTTGTGGGCTAGGGCAAGGGAGTCGGCCCAGTTGTATTTTTTGAGGTAGTCGGCAGTCTCGGTCATGCTCCCCGTGAACCACTCGGGCTCACCGTCATTGATCTGCACAGCAACGCCGACTACCTCAAAGCGCGGGTCACGTACGTATTCTTCAGTAGTCTGTTTCGCAAACCCAAGGTCAGCAGAATAGTAGGTCTCGAAATCGACCGTGATGATGTTCATCTAGAACCCCCAAAAAGCCCTGAGAACGCCGACCCAGTCGCGCCAAGCAAGCCGCTGTTGTAGTTACCCGATGAGTTTTGAGCTGCGTTCATTGCCGTTTGCTGTTGCGACCTTGCCTGTGTTCCGATTGTCGCCATCTGTGTGTTGATCTGTGCGCGTTGCGTTGCTTGCTTCGACCTTCTCGCCTCAGCTTCACGTTCTTCTGCGCCGTCGTCAAAGATTTTCTCCATGACTTCCTTCTCCATAGCAACGCGGTGGCGCTTCTTCCATGCTTCGATCAACGCTTCCTTGTCGGCATCGGTGAGAAACCAATAGGCACCAGCCATCTCTTTGTCCATACCAACCAACCCGTAAAGGGCGTTGGCCACGTCATTAAATTTAGGTCGCCCGATTCTCCCATCTGCCACGCCAAAGTCCTCGGGGTGTGATTCCATCCGCGCAATCAGCACGGTCACTGCGTTAGATAGTTCGGTCATGGGTTGTACCTTCCCTGCGCTTTGTATTTCACTGTTCCGCCTTCGGCCTTGGGGATAGCCCTGCCTAAGCCATATGCGTTTTTATCTTCATCTTCCTCTTCATGTGGAATGATTGCGCCTATCGCCCTATGCGTAATCTCTAAGCGACGAACCTTGGTCATGCCCGTATGAAGTGCCGCCTTCTCAGGCTCGGTCATTACTTCGCGCAAGCTCTCGCTAAAAATCCAACGCCACTTGCCGTTCGTCTCACCCATCCCAAAGAACTCTTCGGGGTGTGTCTCCATACGGGCCAAGATGATGCCCACGCCTTCATTTACTTCGCTCATTTCATGTTCTCCAATACTGCTTCCAATGTTCCCAGCTCTAAGGTTTTCTCGTTCACAACGAGCGCCCTACCGCCAGCCTTCTCAATATCCCGCATGTTCTTCTCTTGCAACGCAGTCGGTATGCCCTTACCAGCCTTCGCTTCAATGGCTAAGAACTTGCCGTTCACGCAACACAAGAAGTCAGGGACTCCACTGTTGCCATAGCCCGTGCCCATCGGCATCGCGTACCACACGTCGTGTTCTTTCAGAATCTTCTTGATCTTCTCTTTGACTAATTTTTCTGGAGTTGCCGCCATTCCACATCCTTTTCAAATGTTCCCCAAGTCTTCCAACGAATATGGGCCAGCTCTTTGCTGATACCCAAGAACTTAGCGCACTCAACAAGAGTTCCTGTAAAGCCGCCATTCGTGTACCACTTGGTAGTAGTCTTGTTCTTCTGTTGCTCACTTCGCGTAGCCCATCGGCAGTTGCTCGGCTTGTAGTCGGCGTCAAAATTGTTTCTCTCTAGGCTATGGTCGGCGCTCGGCCTGTCACCCATATCCGCGTAGAAGTTTTCGTATTTCTGCCACCGCTTACACACCTTGATACCCCTACCCCCGTAGTACGCATACCCACTCGACTTTGGGTTACTACATCTAGCCAGCATGCTGCGCCAAATGTAGTGCTCGGGCTTTTCTTTGCCGCCGAGATACCCTCCGTGTTTCACTCTAGCCAACGCCCAATCGCTTGGTTGTTCCATTTCATCCTCCTGTGGTTCAGGAGTAGTCTATCATGGTTCAGGTGTTGCTGCCATGATAACCTCTAATTAGACTTTGTCAAGAGGGCTAACAATGTTAGCCCCCGTATTTTTATTTATGGTTTGGCGTTGCTTACTTCCCCGTGCTGTGCGCGTGACCACAACATAC